CCATATTTAGCAGCTCCTACTCTATTTGCGGTAAATACACTTCCAATTTCTTTAAATGGTTTAAAGGTTGGACTATAAGTTCCTCTATATGTAACACCTATTGGATTATCACCATATGCTAACTTAAAGTTTTTACTTTTTTGTTGAACAAATTGTTCTTTAGTTCCTTTAAAATCAGTGCCATCTGTATTTTTCATAAAAGTTCCCCTATCTTTAGTAACTTCTTCTATATGCTTATACTCATCCATAAGCTTTTTATCTTTAGGTATTTCTTTATTCCATTTACCCCAGTCTATTTCAGATTTAAAGTCAGAGTCTTTAATTTTTTTACTTTTTCTTACTCTATTAAATTGAATAGCTTTTTTACCTAACTTACCTACTGTTACTGCCTGTCCTGCAAATGGAATCATAGCTGAAGCAGAAAGAGCTGCATTTGTTTTATCACCTTCTAATCCATACCAAGCTGTATTAATAGCATCTGGTATTATCCCAAGTCCAGGAAAAAGACCTGCTACATCTAATGCTGTGTGGGCCATACCAGAATACTTTTTATAAGCATTTTTTAATTTTTGTCGTCTAGATAGTTTACCTTCTACTTCTACTTCTGGAAGAAGTCTATATTCCATATTTTTATCTTCTCCACCATTCTCATAAAAACCTCCTTTTTTTCTTTTACCAAATTTTATACCTAATCCAGCTTTGACCATCTTGTCTTGCAGATCATAACCTACATTTCCTTCAAATATTCCATAGCTTCCATAAATACCAACGTCTTTAATATTTTTATTTTGTAAATCATAATTACCATAAACACCATATTCATGACCTCTATCCATAGGCATCCAATCAGCATGCATGTCTCTATTTCTTTCTTTCATCCCTAGTTTTGCTGTTCCCATCAAACTATAATTAGGTTTTATATTAGGATTATCATTACTTAACTTTGCATTTACCTCTCCTGTTGCTCCAACAGTTAATGTAGGGGCTACATATTGTCTTTGATCAGTCGCTCCAAAATATATATCAGCATTTAAACTAGAAGTTGCACCTATATTGTTAGCAGAGTCATAAGTAAATCCAGCACTTGGTTTTAATTTTAAATGAGCTTCGTCACTAGAACATCCTTGACCTGTTCCTGGTCCACAATTTATATTTGCTTCTTTACTCATGGTAAATTTAAATCCACCATCTTCTTTTCTGTACTTTAAAGATTTGTAACCACCTTTTTTGTATGGGTTAGGCTGGTCATATCTATCAGATACTATTTTAGTTCTTTCTTTAAATTTTTTAAACTCTCTATCTTTATATTCTTTAGGTAATTCATCAAAACTATAACTTGTATCACCTACTTTAAATGTTTTTTTATGATGTATACCCCAATAGTTAAATATTTCTTCTTGTGTAGGAGAGTTACTTCTATTATTACTTACTAAAGCATTAAAATCATCAGAAGAGTCACCATACATCTGATCTGCTAGAAATAATGCTTTTTGTGTATTTGGTTCTAGTGTAGAAAAATCTGAAGATGTTTGTTTATATAAATTTTTAATATCATAAAAATCCGTATGACTATTTAAATCATCCTGTTCAAAATCAATTCCAAATTTGTCTTTAGATAATTGCCCAAATCTATTTACAGCTGTATTTGCACTTTTATATTCTCCTACTTCGTATTGAAACAACCCTCTTCCAGGACCATCATAAAATCCGTCTGTTGCATTACCAGAAATTTGTTTTTGGTCAGGCATATTATCAGATTCATGCTGACTTATATACCCCATGACTTTATTTGTGTAATCTAGATTTCTATCTGTAGATTCTAAATAACTAGTAACTGATTCATATGGATCTTGTTTGTCTTGGTTTATAGCTTTACGAACATTTTCCATGTCCTTGTCTAATTGAGTTGTTGCAGGTTTTACACCATAACCAACACGTCGCATTACTAAGTTTTCTTTATTTTCTTTTACACCTCCGTCTTTATATTGACCAGGCATTATTATATTTCTTTCTGTAGATGTTGGTTCTTGTTCTTTTGTATCAATAGATCCTAATGATACAGGTTGTAAAGGAGCATTTCCTTGTTGTTTTTGTTTAGCTTGCATCTGACGTTGACGCTGAACCATAGCTTGCTCTATCAATTCATATATAGGGCCTTGATATTTTCTTTCAATAGCCGCTTTGATAATATCCATTTGTTCTTGAGAACTCAGCATTAGTTATCTTTATCTTTAGATTTAGATTTATTTATATCTGCTCTATTTTTTTCTCTAGCTATTTTTTCTTTAGATCTTTGCTCTTCTCTTTTAAGATTTGCATTATCTCTATTTGTTTGTACTTTTCCTTCAGAATCTCTCGCCTTAATATCAACTTCTCTTTCTTTTATATCTAACTCTCTCATACCTTTTGCTAAATTTAATCTAGCATTAGTATCATTATCTCTAGCATGTATCAAAGCAACTTTAATCTGAGTTTCTCTATCTTTTTCTTTATTCATATTGTCATCCTCAGCCTCTTTAGCTTGTTGTTCAAGCTGTGCTTGTTGCATTTGTTGTTGTGCTTCTTGTTGTTGTTGAGCTAGTTTTTCTTGTGCTTGTTCTGCTAGTTTAATCTTATGTTTTATTTGTGTAAAGCTAGATGAATCAAACATTTCTGTAATTGTAGATGCAGGTACACCGTTTTGAACCATAGATTGTGATAAAGCTTTAATTGCTTCTAGTTTATCTTGCTCTTTACCAGAATCAGAAACAAATATACCATAGTTAGATTCCATATGATTCAAACTATTTAAATCTAAAAAGTCTGTAGTACCATCAGGCATCATGTACATAGTTTTCTTTCCTCCTAACCAAGCTTCTTTAGAGTAATCAATCAAACTCTGTAAGTCTCTCTGTTCCATCCTATTAAATTTACGGAACAAGTCCTCTGTAATATGTGACGATTGTACAATAGCTTGTTGTGATGTTGCTTTACCCTCATAACTACCTACTTGACCTTGTCTTTGTCTATTTACTCCAGATAGTTTTTCCCATTCTTGCATTATAGACTCTAACAAAGCAATATATTGTTCTATTGTTTTTATAGACATATCCATAACAGATTGATGTTGTGGATTTAGCTGTATTCCTTCTTTATTATAGTCTACCCAAGCAATACCTGTACCTTCTACATAGTACATAAATTTATCCATGTCCCATTTCTTAGGTATCATGTTTATATCAAACTGTGCAATAATATCTTTACTTCTAGCTATTGCAAGTTCTAATCTATACTTGTATATATTGTAATTTAACTGGTAAGGTATACCTAATTTTACTAAAGATATATTTGAAGTGTTAATATTAGAGTATCTAATACCATTAATAGGAAGTTTACAAGTAGAATTGTTATCTATATCATTTCTTTGATTTACTACTGGGTGTATCTTAACATACATTCTACCATCAATTCTTGTTCCTTCCCAAACTTCATTAACCCATCTCCAATCCATTTTAGCACCTGCCATTTTAAGTTCTTCAGGCATTCTAAAACCATCTTCTACTATTTTTTCTTCCATAACCCCTGTTTGAGGATCTATAAAAGATAAAAATCCAATTCTTTTTCTAGATTTCCAATATACATGTGCAACTTCTATCAATCTATTTCTATATGCATTTGGATCTTTGTTCATAGAATTAGTATATAAAAAATATGAGTCAGACTCAGAATGTCTTGGCTCTTCTAATTCTAATATTTGTTGTTCTGTTAAATAATCGTAAAAAGCATCTATTACACTAGACGCATGTACATATTTTCTAACAATTGCCCAATCACCATCTTCTACAAAATCTAAATCTGGGTCAAGGTCATAATCTACATCAATAGGATTTAATACTTCATAAAAAGGTTCGTTATTTCTTACACCTCTATGTGTATACACCTCTCCTGCAACTAAAAAGTGAAACCATGCTTTCTGAAACTTATCATGTAGCTCTTGGCTATGCATAATATAGTCTAAAGCTTGTTGCCCTTTGATTGCTCTGTTATCTACATAAGATGCTTCAAATTGTTCTTCTATGTGTTGAGGTAACTGTACCTCATTTAAGTCACCTTGAAATTGTCCAGTTTTTATTAACTCATTAGCAAATTGTTTCTGAAAGTTTTGATATATCAAATCTTTTTTTGCTTGTTCTTTTGCACTAACTGTATCTGAATTTTGTACTGTAACAGTGAAATTGAGAGGTCTTTTGGATTTTTCACCTAACAAAAGATCAACGATAGGTTTAATTATGGGATAGTTACGCATTTCAGAAGGGAAGTTACTACGGCTTTTACCGTATGGTTTTAGCACGTACTTATAATCCGCCTCATCAATTACACCGTTATAGTATTCATATAATTGTTGTAGAGATTCTTTTCTATTACTACCAGAACTTCTACCAGAGTTAGAAAGGTCTATGTAAGCTTCTACACAAGCCTCTCTCCACTTTTTTGTTTTTTTGCTCATAGGCAGTTTCTGCCTAGGTATTTTATCGTATCCCATAGTTTACAAAATTAGTTATATTTTGCTTTATTATTAGATGTAAAAATATTTTGTATATTTTATTATATATATAACACTATAAATAGTCACATATATCATACAAACCATACTTTAAAGTTAATTCTTCCCCCTCTTCAATCTTTTTACTGGTTTTTAACTTTCTATAATCTGTATTTTCATCATCTTCTATTAGTTCACAATTAGGGTTATCAGAATGATTTATAAAACCTCCTAATGGTGTACGTATATAATTGTGTTGAAAGTTTGGGTCATAAACATGAC